TTCACACGCAGTGGCAGCTTCGCACCGACTCGTTTCCGTTTGAGTTCCGGCTGCCGTTCCCGCCGATGGCCAGGGCGACAGGGTACACCGACGTGGCCCTGACCTACACCGCAAGCATTGTCAACGGCGTTGGCACGGTTGTGACGCTGCCGACCGACAAGTACCGCGTCGACAGAGAGCAGATCCCGGGGGGCATCCGTCCGCTCTACGGGCAAACGTGGCCCGCCTACATCGTTGACCGGAACGCCGTCACGGCGACGTGGTGGGCCGGCTACGGCGAAGACGGCACGAAGGTGCCGAAGGCCGTGAAGCCCGCGATCATGATGCTCGTCGCTCATCTGTTTTCCAACCGCGAAATGACTTCTGAGGCGGCGCTCAAGGAAGTGCCGTTTGGAGTCAAGACGCTCCTGAATACCGTGCGATGGGAGGGCTACTGATGCCCGTCAATGCCGGCGACCTGACCGAGCGGGTGAAGGTCTATCAGGCCGTGGTGGGCCGCAACGACACCGGCGAGGCGACGCTGACGCCGCAGTTGGTCTGCTCGGTGTGGAGCGAGATCCGCCCGCTGTCGTCGCGCGAGTCCGTTCAGTACGGGCAGCAAGTTGGCACGACCATGTACAAGCTCAAGATCCGATTCCTGTCTTTGCTCACGTCCGACATGTGGATCGTCTACCGCGGCCGGAAGCTGGAGATTGCGTCGATCGACGAGTATGAGCGGCAGCTCTACCAGATGCTGACCTGCACCGAGCGGCACATCCCCAAGGAGGCGTGAACATGGCCGACGACATGAACCGCGGCCTGGCGGCGATGGTTTCTGCCAGGCTGACGACGCACGCCGATTCCGCCCCCGTCTTCGGCACGCGGGTGTTCCCGGTGATCGCGCCGCAGAACACCCTCTACCCCCTGCTCTGCTACCGAAGGCTGAGCGTGCAGGTGCCTACCGCTCTGTCGGGCACCGTTGAACGGCCCGTGGTGACGCTGGAAGTCAAAATCTACGACCGGACCTATGCTGGCGCGGTTGATGCGGCAAAGGGCGCACGCAAGGCCCTGAACGGCTTCCGGGGCACGCTGGGGAATTGCACCGTCCAGCGGACGACGTTCACCGGCGAGACGGACAACGCCGAGATCCCGATGGATGCCCAGATGCTGCCCGACTACACGGTGACCCAGACCTACGAGATGCGCTGCGAGGATGTGACCGCATGAGCGACACGTGGCGGATCGACGGGGCTCCCGCGGGCAAGAAGCCGTTTATGGACGTTTCGGCGGTTGCCGCGTCCGTGGCATCGGGCGCCGTCGAGCGTGCGGTGAAGGAGGCCGGGCTCATCGGCCTTTCGGCGCTCCGGCAGCAGGTAGCCGGCATCGGCCGCGTCACCGGCAATCTGGCCAACTCGGTGATGCTCAAGGTGGAGGTGCGCGGCCCCGGACGGGTGTCTGCCCGCGTCGGCTTCCACCACAACGGCGGCCGGCACGCCCATCTCGTTGAGTACGGCACCCTGCCCCGGACGACGAAGACGAAGGGGATTTTCTCGTCGGCAGCCTCCCGCGGGAAGTGGGTAGGGATGGGCACCTACCCGATGAACTTCATCTCGGGCAAGGAGTTTGTCCGCGGGATGCCAGCTCTCAAGCCGCTCCACAAGGCATTGGAGCAGTCGAGCGCCCAGATGGCCGCGGTGCTCGAGGGCCGGATGAGGGTGGCGGCGATGGCGGCGATCCGCGCCGGGGCGGCCCGCGAACTGCAAGGGTCGGCGGCTTGACGCCCAAACTGACGCCACACACTCCCAGGAGCGCCTCACATGGCTGACGATTCCCAGGGCACAATCCTCACGTTTGCCGGCAGCACCTACGAGGCCACCAACCTCGATCTGGGCGGCTCGGTGTCGATGCTCGACTCCGCACACCTCGCGCAGGCCTCGGGCTCCTACAAGCGAACCCAGAAGGCCCCGCTGAAGGATCCGCGGAAGGTCACCATGTCCATCCTTGGGACGGTGGTCCCGGCCGAGGGCGCGTCCGGCGTGATCTCCCTGGTCAGCTACGTTGCCGGGGTGACCGCGCAGCAGTTGACCGGAGCGACCGCCACGTGCGAATCGTTCTCGGTCACGTGGGCGACCAACGAACTGGTCAAGGGGCAGGTGACGTTCTCCGTCGTGCAGTGACGTTGAACGACTGGGGGCACCGTGGCCTACGACGCACAAGGAACGATCCTGACATGGAACGGCGTCACGCTGGGTGAGGTGGTGTCGATCGACCTTGGGTTTGGGTCGGCTGCGTCGTCTGACTACATCCCGCTGGTTGGCACGGGCCGCGTGAAGAAGTTCGTTCCCGGTGACGTTGACCCCGGGGCCGTGTCGGTGGTGCTTCGCTCGTCGGTGGCGATGAGCCGCACCAATATCGGCTTGACGGCGACCCTACAACTCAACGGTCCGGACATCACGGCTTCGTGGTCCGTGGCGATGTTCAACGACCCGAAGTGGCGCGCGAGTGTCAACGCGCTACAGGAATGGTCAGTCAATTTCAAGGTGAGGGAATAGCGTGGGAATCCTGACGCGAGAGCAGATTGAAGCGATTGACGACATGACCGCGCAGATGGTTGAAGTCGACGTGCCCGAGTGGGGAGGATCCGCGTTCATACGTCCGCTCGAGGTTGGCGAGTTGGATGACTACTCCAACAAGGTGATGCGGGCACGGCAGAAGGGCGAAGGCCTGGCGAACTTCCGCGCGGAGCTTGTTGCCAAGTGCCTCTGCGACGCCAAGGGCGTTCGGCTCTATTCCGATGCTGAGGTGGCGATCCTTGCCAAGAAAAACGGCGTGGTGGTCAACCGGCTCTACGAGGTCTGCGACAAGATCAACGACATTGCCCCGAAGAAGATTGAGGACGTTGCGGGAAACTCTCACGCCGGCCGGTCCGACTCTTCAAGCTCCGACTTGCCGGCCACCTCAAGCGCACCCTCCGACAGATTGATCGAATGTCCGTCGCCGAGTTCCGAGTCTGGTGGGCCTTCGACCGACACCACGAACCCTTTGGACGAGAGTGGGAACAGGTCTGGAGAATCATCGCCGCCAGTGGCGTGAAGAACAAAGACGGGTCGGCGATCCGCGAAGAGCAGGTCACGCCGTTGATCCCCGCCCCGATGACGCCCGAGCAACTTGCCGCCAGAGTGCGGCAGATGAAGCAGCAGCCGGAGCAGTGAGATGGCTCAAGACCTTGGCCTAGCGTTCCGTCTGTCGGCAGATGCCGGTGGGCTCGTTGCTGGAATGGCCCAGGCCGAGAAGCATCTCGAGAAGGTTGGAAGCTCTGCACGCGTCACTGCGAAGGACTTCCGCGAGGCTGGAAAGGTTGCGGAGTCGGTGGCGACCCCGACTGAGAAGTACGCCTCTGCGATTGATCGTCTCGACAGTTTTCTCGAGCGGGGCCTCGTCACGCAGGAAGTCTACGGCCGGGCTGTGGCGAAGGCTGACGCAGAACTGCAAGCGGCAACGGACAGCACCGAGAAGTACGGCCGCGTTGCCAGCACGATTGAGCGAGTTCTGAACGGCGTCTCCGGTGCGGTTCAAGGCGTGGCCGATGCGACAACCTCGGTGGCTACGGCCGGCATGACGGTCATCAAGTTCGGCAAGGATGTGGCCTACACCTATCTCCAGTGGAAGATTTTCTCGGCGGTGAAGAACCCCGCGGCTATTGCTCAGTTCGGCTTGTCAGCTTTGAAGACGGCGGGCTACGCGCGAACGGCGATCCTCGCGGCCAAGGCTTTCGGCGTGGGGCTGGCACTGACCGGAGGAAGTGCTGGGATTGCGGCCGGGGCAATCATCGGCCTGACGAACCCGATGCTCGGTCTGGCCTTGACGGCAACCAACCTGACCCGCGCCTTTTTCGCATCGCGTGACATCACCATCGAAATGGCAAAGAGCGTGAAGTCGCTGACGCTTGAGGCGGCAATGGCGGGCACGACGTTTCAAAACCTCTCGATCCAGAAGGCCCTCGATTCCGGAACCGCCCGGGAGGATCTGATTGCGACCGGCGCTGCCCTGTCGGCTCTCGACGTTGCCCACCTCCAGGGGCTTGGCGACGCGATGGAGCGGTCGGAGAAGGCGACCACTCGCACGGAGCAGGCCAACCGCGGGCTGCTGGCAACGCTCGGCTCCCCGTTCACCGGGGCGATGGCCGCCATTACTGACGGCACCGCTGCGATGAGCAACGGGTGGGCCGATCTGGTCAACGGCGTGTCGTCGATTGGCCGGCCTGTAGGCGCTGTGCTGCGTCCGTTTGGAACGCTCCTTGGCACGATTGCCGAGACGGCGATGCGTGTGGTTGGGGCGGTGGGATCGATTGGTGGCGTGGTGCTTCGCGTTGGCGGGCTAGCGGCGAACGTGCTCCTCTCCCCATTCATTGTTGGGCTGAACAACACCGCCAACATGATCCGCGGCGGGCTTGGGGCAGCGTTTGATTATCTGGCTGGGAAGATTGCGATTGTCAACGGCTACCTTGACAAGGCCTACAACGCCCTCTCGAAGATCCCGATCCTGGGCGTTGCGTTCCAGTCCAACGAAGGTGGCGTGGCTGCTGCTGGTGGCGCTGCGGCTGACGCTGGCAATGCTCAGGGCGCTGGGGCCCCGATGGCCGCTGCTACCGATGAGGCCGACAACTTCACAAGCGCGATCAGCCGGCAGGAGTCGGCACTATCGACTGCCATTGAGCGGTCGCAGCAGTTTGGCG